TCAAGACGAGGCACGCTATCTGGCGGCGCTCCGGCGCCGGCAGAAGGCGGCGCGCGCCCGCGACGACCTGCTCGAATTTTCCCAGTTCATGATGCCGGATGCCGACCATTCGGACGACGTCACCCGCTCCGCATATATTACAGCCAAACATCATCGCGCGATCGCCGCCGCATTCGAGCAGGTCGAGCAGGGCAAGATCACTCGGCTGATCATCAACGTGCCGCCCCGGCACGGCAAAAGTCAGCTTAGTTCACGCATGTTCCCGGCCTGGTTCCTCGGCCGCCACCCCGAGCAAAGCCTGATCCTGGCCACCTATGCCGACCGGCTCAGCTGGGATTTCGGCCGCGAGGTCAACGCCCTGCTGGAGGACAGCCTCTATCGCCAGGTGTTTCCCGATGTGCGCCTGAAGACCGCCAGCGTCGATCGGATCGAGACCGAGCAGGGCGGCAAGGTTTTCTTTGTCGGTAGGGGCAGCGCGATCACCGGCCGGGGGGCGATCGGCCTGTTGATCGACGATCCGATCAAAGACCGGGTCGAGGCCGACAGCACCCTGACCCGAGAGAAGCTATGGTCTTGGTATAATCAGGTCGCCAAGACCCGGCTGCTTAGCCACGCCGGTTGGGTGGCGATCATTCAGACGCGGTGGAGCGAAGACGACCTCGTCGGCCGGCTGACGGACCCGCTCAACCCCTCCTATAGCGCCGTCGAGGGGCGGAAGTGGCGGATCATCGACCTGCCGGCGATCGCCGTCGAGGACGACCCGCTCGGCCGCATTCCGGGCGAGGCGCTGTGGCCGGAACGGTTCCCGATCGGCTATCTGGAAGAAATGCGCGAGGCCGACCCGCGCGGTTTTCAAAGCCTCTACCAGGGCAGCCCGACGCCGGATAAGGGCAATTTCTTCGCCGCCGAGTGCCTGCTGACCTACAAGCGCGGCGACCTGCCGCCAAAGGAGAACCTGCGCTTTTACGTCGCCTCCGACCACGCGGTGAGCTCGAAACAGGAAAGAGACAAGACCTGCCTGTTGCCCGTGGCGCTGGACGAAGATGAGAACATCTGGGTGTTGCCCGATGTGGTTTGGGGGCGCTACCCGACCGATCAGATCGTCGAGCGGATGATCGACATCATGGACCTGCACCGGCCGCTGTTCTGGTGGGCCGAGCGCGGCCAGATCACCAAATCGATCGGGCCGTTTCTGCGCAAGCGCATGCTGGAGCGCAGCGTCTTCTGCTCGGTCTACGAGATGACGCCGATCTCCGACAAGGTCAGTCGGGCGCAGTCGGTGCAGGGCAGAATTGCGATGAAGAAGGTGTTTTGGCCGTCGTTCGCGCCGTGGTGGATGGAGGCGCGCAAAGAATTGTTGCAATTTCCGTATGGTGCCCGGGATGACCTCGTCGACGCTTTGAGTTACATAGGCATGGGGCTTGCACTCCAACAACCGCTCAGGCGACGGAAAAAGTCCGCCCCCACGGACCACGCTCCGGGCACTCTTGGTTGGGTCAAGGCGTCATCGCGCCAACTAGAACGAGAGAAACGTTCCCGCACTGGGGGTTGGTAGTCTTCAATGGCATTGCCGCCGATCGGCATCACCGGCCCGCCCGCCGGTCCCGATCCGTTGGCGCCCGACCAACCGCTGACGCTCGAAGCGCGGCTCGGCCTTGGTCCCGGCGACCAATACACCCGCACCACGCCGCCTGACCAACAGGTGATCCCGCGCGACCGGCCGGAGCCGACCGAGCGCCGCAGGGCGCTGGTTTCGTCGCTCGCCGGCATGGTTAAGCAGGGCAAGAACCACTGGGAAAAAGTCTTCCGGCGGATGGAAGACGACCAGAAATTCATCGCCGGCAATCAGTGGCCTGAAGATCCCAAGGTCACGATCTACAGCGACCTTTACGACAACGACCTGTATGTCGCCAATATCACCTTGCAGCACGTCCAGAAGCGCACCGCCGCGCTTTACGCCAAGAACCCGAAAGCCGTCGCCCGCAAACGTCCGCGACTTCTGTCGACCACTTGGGATGGCACCACAGCCAGCCTGGCCGAGGCGCAGGCGACAATGCAGCAGGCGCAGCAAGCCTTGCTCAGCCTGCCGGTAGGGATGCCCGGAATGCCTTCAGATGGTGCTCCGGGCGGCGCCCCACCCACCGGAGCACCCAGCCCAAATGGTTCGCCTGAGCCGTTTGGGCAGCCAGGAGGTTCGGTCGCCGGACCTCCTGGCGCGATGCCCGGCGCCCCGCCGTCGCCAGGAATCATGCCGACGATGCCGCCGCCTGAGCAGTTGATGTCCGCCCAGGGCGTGATCGCTGACGCTCAAGCTGTAAAGCAGCAGCTGGCGATGCTGAACAAAATCGGCAAGACGCTCGAAATTCTCTACGACTATGAGCTTTCCGAGCAACAGCAGAACTTCAAATCGATGATGAAACTGACGGTCCGGCGCGCCTGTACCTCCGGCGTCGGCTGGACGCGGCTGGGCTTCCAGCGGATCATGGGTCCGTCGCCCGACCGCGACAGCCGCATGGCTGACATGCAGGCTCAGCTCGACCTGGTCGAGCGCGTTTCCGCCGACATCGCCGACGACAAGACCGACGTCGACAGCGCCGCCGCCGAAGAAATGCGGCTGACCATGCAGGCGATCCAGGCCGAGCCGGACATCGTCCTGCGCGAGGGCTTGCATTTTACCTGGCCGAAGCCGTCCGCGATCATTCCCGACCCGCGCTGCGTGCAACTCAGAGATTTCCTTGGTTGTGACTGGGTGGCGGAGGAATTCTGCCTGACCTGCAACGAGATCAAAGAGACCTACGGCGTCGATGTCGGTTCGCACCACACGACCTATAACCGCACTGACACTGGCACTGATTACGAGCGTGCTCGGGTGCAGTGGCAGGCCACCTCTTCCGGTTCGTCTCAGTCCGAGGATTCCCGTATCGACGACGGCGACGCGGACAATTGTCTGGTCTGGGAACTGTTCAACAAGCGCGACGGTCTGGTCTACGTGCTCTGCGACGGTTATCCGGACTTCCTCCGCGAGCCGGCCGCGCCGGACGTCTACACCGACCGTTTTTGGCCGTGGTTTCTCACCTCCTTCAACGAGATCGATGGCCAGGTTTTCCCGCCCTCAGACGTCTCGCTGATCCGGCCGATGCAGCGCGAGCTGAACCGCGCGCGGCAGGGGCTGCGTGAGCATCGTTTGGCCAACCGGCCGAAGATGGCCTACGCCGAGGGCGTGTTAAGCGAGGATGACATCGAGGCGCTGAAGACCCATCCGGTCAATGCGCTGATCAGCATTGCCGGCTTGCAACCGGGGCAGGACATCAATGCCGTCATCCAGGCGATCAAGGGTTCGCCGCTCGACCCGAACCTCTATGAGGTCAACCCGATCTGGGAAGACCTGATGCGCGCCGTTGGCGTGCAAGAGGCCGACCTCGGCGGCACCGGCGGCGCCACCGCCACGGAATCGAACATCGCCGCTTCGGCCAAGGCCGGAGCACTCGGCTCGGCCATCGATGACATCGACGACACCCTGACCGCGATCGCCCGCGCCGCCGGCCAGATCCTGCTGCTCAATATGTCGGAAGAGATGGTCAAGGAGATCGTCGGCCCGGGCGCGATGTGGCCGGTGCTGACCCGCGCCGACGTTGCCAAAGAGATCGGGCTGGAAGTTGAGGCAGGGTCCAGTGGCCGGCCCAATCAGGCGCAGGAGCTGCAGAATTTCGAGCGCCTGGCGCCGATCTTGATGCAGATCCCCGGCGTCAAGCCGGAGTATCTGGCCAAGGAAGCGATCCGCCGGCTCGACGACAAGACCACGCTCGATGACGCCGTCGCCGATGGCCTGCCGTCGATCACGGCAATGAACGGCAACAAACAGCCGGGCGAGGCCGGAGGTGGCGATCCCAATGCCCAGGGTCCGCAAGGCGCCAACAACAATCCCGCCGCCCCGACAGCCCGTCCCGACGCGCCGACACCGCCGCCCAATCCAGCGACTGCCGCCTCGTCCGGGCTGCCGAATTAAAGGATCTCGTTATGGCCGACGAACTCGACACGACGACCTCCTCCTCGACCGAATCCGCGCCCTCGCCTACGCCCTCCTCGGCGCCGGCGACTGACAGCGCACCCCCAACTCCGCCGTCCGAGCCGACGTCGGAACCCTCGGGAGACTCGAAAGAGTCACTGCTCGACGCCGTGCTCAAGGTGGTTCCGGAAGCCACCGAGCCGGATGTTTTGGCAGACCCGGCGCACCCCGAAGCGCCAACCCAGCCTGACGACGGACAGGCGGAAGCCGAGTCCGAAAGCGATGACGATGACAGCGTGCCGGCGGCCGAGGCCGCCAGCCCGCTCATTCGTAAGAAAATCAACAAGCTGCTGAAGCAGCGCCGCGAATTACGCAGCGAAAATGCTCAGCTGAAGCCGGTCGCCGAGATCGGGAGCCAGCTGGAGACATTCGCTAAGACCAACGATCTCAGTGGTGACGACATCGCCACCGCCCTGAAGATCGCCGCGGCGCGACGTGCCGGACACCAAGCATTCTACGAAGCCATCGCCCCCTACGTGCGTGAGAGCCAAGAGTATCTGGGCATCGCGCTGCCGCGGGAAGTTCGGGAAAAGGTCCAGCAGGGCCACATGACCGAGGAGATGGCCAAGGAGTATGTCCGGCAGCAGATGGATCACCAACGGCTGCAGGCCGAGCGGAGCTACGAGCAAAACAGTTTTGCGAAGCAAGCTTACCAGCAGGCACAGGACCAGGTGAACCGGTCGGTTATCGCTTTCGAACAACAGCTCGCCGCGAGCGACCCCGATTACAAGGCGAAACAAGCCTCCGTTTTGCGCACCGCCCAGGCGATGTTGTTCGAGCGAGGTGGCACCATCACCAACGTCAATGACGCCATAGCAATCACCAAGGCGGCCTATGACGAGGTCAATGCCACGATCCGCAAACAACGACCCGCCCCACAGGCGACTTCCCGCATGCCGAACGGAAACGGTCAAACGCATTCGGCACGCGCCGAACCGGGATCGCTCATGGAAGCGGCATTGGTTGGTCTCTCAAGATCAAGGAACGGCGCGGGCCACCCCTAGGGTGAGCCATGGCTTTCACAGCAGCAGAAATCAACAACATCGCGGCCGCCAGTCTCGACTGGTATCTCGATAAGGGCGAGCAGTGGAGGCAGACCCTCCAGAAGCGCCCGCTCATGGACAAGCTTGTCGCCCGGAAGAAGACCTTCCCCGGCGGCAAGGGCAATATCTCGCTGGCAGTTTCCGGCGACTTCGGTGCCGGTGGCGTCAACGACTTCCTGACGGGTTACACCCACAACGACGTCGTTAACTTCTATACGCCGGCGAACATCAAGAGGGCACAGTATCCCTGGCGCGAGCATCACATCGGCCTGGAGCTCACCCATACCGAACTGAAGATCGATGGAATTTCCGTGGTCGATCCCGGCTCGAATGGCGAGCGCCTGTCCGAGCATTCGCGGCGGGAAATGCACATCCTCGTCGGCCTCTTGGAAGACAAGCTTTTTGATCTCGGCGAGAAGTACGCGCGCGATTTCAATAAGCTTCTCTATGGCAACGGTGTTGCCGATCCGAAGGCGCTTGCCGGCCTCCAGCTGCTGGTCGCAGATGACCCGTCAGTTGGTGTCGTCGGCGGTCTCGATCGCGCCCTCCCGGCCTATGCCTGGTGGCGCAATCGGGCGCGGACGACGGCGTTTGGCGTCAAGGTCACCGGCACGCCGGCACTTGCCGCGCACGGCGGCGGCGCCGTCACCAGCAATCCCGCCAATGGCGGGGCGCTGCTGTCGGTGCTGCAATCCGAGCTCCGGCAACTGTCCAGGTACGGCGGCGAGCCGAACCTGTTCATCGTCGGCTCGGCGTTCCTGGCGGCGATGGAGACCGAGATCCGGGCCAATGGCTCGTATTCCATCACCGGCTTCAACAAGACCCAGGACGCGGCGATGGGCGACATGAAGTTCGCCGGCGGCGATATCGTCTATGATCCGACCCTCGACGACATGGGCCGGTCGAAGTTCGGCTACTGGCTGGATACGAGTAAAATCCAGTTGATGGTGATGGAGGACGAGTGGATGCACAAGCACACGCCCGCCCGCCCACACAACCAGTTCCTGATGTACAGGTCGATTACTTCTACTTGCCAGCTGATCGGCAAGCAGTTCAACAGCTCGCTGGTGATCGAGATCACCTGACGAGACGCTTTCTGTGGGGGCCTCTCCGGAGGTTCCCACAGAACCATTCGTGGGGAGAATTCAATGCATTTCTGCACGGCCCGAATTCATATCGGCGGCGACAACAACAACATCTACTTTGCCAACGAGTTCGACCCGGTCAGTTGGCCGGAGATTTCCATCCTCCAGCAAATCCATGGCGGCGACTCCGTCGACACTGTGGTGCCGTTCGCCGACGTCGAACAGTCCGGCCCGGCCGAGCGCCATCGGCTGGCGCTGAAGTATGGCGAAGAGGTGATCGCTGAAGTGTTTGGCGGCAAGCAGCCGCCGCACCAGC